AAGGGTCGGGCTGATGGCTGGAATATGCACCGCAGAATGATTACGATTAAGCAGCAATCAGATGAAGTCTTTGATTATGACAAAAACTGAGCAACTCTTTGATGAAGCCATTACAACTATCCAGTCAAGAGGTGTCGTCTACGGACACCCTTTTTACAACATGGAGCGAATCTCAAAGCTGGTCAGTTCGTATTTGGAATACCCAGTCATGCCTCATGACATCTGTATCTTTAACATCTTGCAAAAGATTAGTCGTTTGCAGGAAAGCCCAGGGCATCACGACAGTCTTGTGGACATTGCAGCATACATCGGTATTTACAAAACAGTTTATGATGCCGAAATCGACAGCGACTTCAAAAAAGGAGATGATCTCTAATGGCATTCAATCTTGACGATTACGAGGATGTGGCTACTTTGAACAAATGGTTCATTGCCAATTATCCAATGGGTAGATCTGATATATCAGTTATCAGCCATGATCCTGAAAAGGGTTATATCTTGGTGCAAGCAACCTTGTGGCGAGATGCAGCAGATCCAGCACCAGCAGTTAGCAACATTGCATTTGGATCTAGAGAAACCTATATGGCTAATATGAAAAAATGGTATGTAGAGGATACTGCCAGCAGTAGTTTGGGAAGGGCAATAATAATTCTTAAAGGCTCAAACAAGACTGCTACAAAAGACAGCATGGAAACTGTTAAGGCAGATCAATCTTTTAAGGAGAAGCTAGAAAGCCGCCAAAATATGTATGGAAAGCCCGGTTCTAAGTCTGCACAAATCGAAACAATCCTGAGAGATAGTTTTGCAGCTGAAAAAAAAGAACCTGAACCTGTGGCTTGGTCAGTTGGTGATGTTGTAGATCAGATTGGATCAGCAATACCTAACGAGCCACCTCCATGCCAGCATGGTCATATCTTGAAAGAAGGAATTTCTAAAGGAGGCAAGCCTTATTATGGTTATGTATGCAAAGCAAAAGAATGTCCGCCTAATTGGGCAACACTTACCGCTAATGGAAAATGGTATTTCAAAGGAGGTGAATAAATGGGTGAATTACAAATAATTGACGGCTCTGGCTTAACTGCCACCTTTACGGATGACGGAGTAAAAGTAGAGCCATCAATGGTTACTTGCGATCTATGCAACGATGACAGATTACTTCATGAGGGCGATCTGCTTCGATGCTATTCCTGCCACGCAATAAACCGAATTCCTTATCATGCCTAATTACGATTACATGTGCGATGGTGAGGGGTCATTGATTGTATTGGATTTACCAATGGATCATAAAATCCCTCATTGTCAAGTATGCAATAAGCCTTTAAGGCGTGTCTATACAGCTGTGCCAACGATCTTTCGAGGAACTGGATGGGCTGGCAAAGATGGTTAATTTTAGATGCAATTTCTGTTCAGCCAATACTGAGTTTGAATGGCTTGATGGATACCCAGAAGCTGATGGCTTTAGAGTTTATCAATGCCTAAAGTGTTGCGCGGTGGGAACAAAGAACCTAGCAGAATCAACTGACACTCAAGAACCTGTAATGCGCTGCACTAAATGTGGGTCTTGGATGTTTGCAGATAAGGAGTGCCATACATGTGCGCTGATCATGACGAAATGACGCATCAAATCAATTGGGCTTATCAGAACGAATTGCGTAAGCAATGGCTGCTCGATAATCCGGATGCACAATACATAGGATGGATGTCTATATGAATACCGATCAATGCGAAGGTTGCAAGATCACAGCTGTATTAGTTGATGGGGTTTTATGTGAAAGTTGTGATGATTCGACTTGCCGTCTGACCTGCGGTTATGCCGAAGGATTTGGAAGCGTATGCTACCCTTAAACGCAAATTCGCTTTCAGAGCGAAAGGGCGATCTGCGAAGCAGAAAGATCGCAAGGTTTGGTTTGGTGATATCTCTGTTCATAGTCTTAAACATAAGCCTTTTACAAGATGATTCCGTTGCTAAATCTTGGTCTGTAAATACATTAAAACAATATGCTTTCATAGAGCTTAATCATTCATTTACTGAGTTCTACTGTTTAGATGAGTTATGGCATAAAGAGAGTAGATGGAACTACAAGGCTAAAAACCCTAAGTCAAGTGCGTTTGGTATTCCACAGATACTAGGGCTTAAAGAAAAGAATCCTATCAAACAGATTGACAGAGGATTGGCTTATATTAAACACAGGTATGATGAACCTTGTAAAGCATTACAACATCATAAGATTAAGGGTTGGTATTAATGAGTAAGTCAGCTCTACGATCTACTGGATCGACTAGGCATTGGAGATCAATAAGATCTAGGGTGCTGCGTAGGGATCAATTCATTTGCCAGTATTGCAATCAAGAAGCTACAACTGTTGACCACGTCATACCTAGGAGATTAGGTGGGCTTGATAGTGATGACAACCTTGTCGCTTCATGTTCCAGATGTAATTTATCTAAGGGTGGGCGTTTTTTTGTGAGCGATAGGACACCACCGACCCCCCGTTCCTTTTCTAACCCACAAAACACCTCGATCAGCCATGCTCAGACTGGATCGCTTTGATTGATTTACAAACCGGAGAGATCTTGACAGATCCGACCTATTCAGGATTAGGAGGTGTGCAAACTCCACGAATTCACTCAAAACTGACTGATCTACCTTCAAAAGGTCAAGACATGATCGACCTTGCCACCGAACTGGGCATCAACCTTATGGAATGGCAGCGGTATGTTTGCATTCATGGTCACAAGGTGCGTGAGGATGGCAGGTGGGCTCACTCTGAACTTGGTTTAATTATGGCAAGGCAGCAAGGTAAGTCCACGCTGATGATGCTTCGGATCTTGACCGGCATGTTTGTATGGGGCGAAGGCTTACAACTTGCCTCAGCTCATAGACTTACAACATCACTCGAAACCTTTAGACAAATCGTTGGCTTAATTGAAACAAATCCAAGACTTGAAAAGGAAGTAAAGAAAATCCGATGGCAACATGGCGCTGAGGAAATCGAATTGTTTGGCAATAGGCGATTTGTTGTAAAGGCTGCAAACAATGCAGCTAGAGGTTTGTCCAAACCCGAAACGATACATCTTGATGAGTTGAGAGAATACAAGGATGAGGATGCTTGGTCATCAATGCGTTATTCAATGATGGCTGCTAAAAATCCGCAGGTATGGATATATAGCTCGGCTGGAGATCAACATTCCGTAATCCTAAACAAATTGCGTGAGAGGGCATTGGCGTCAGCCACGACCAATGATCCGATTGGTTGGTTTGAGTGGAGTGCTGAACCCGATGCACCTATCTTGCTTCCGTCAGGTGAGATAAATTGGAGTGCATTCGCTCAAGCCAATCCGTCATTAGGAATTACAATTCATCCAGACAACTTAAAAGCCGTTATCAATGATCCTCCAGATATTGTGCGAACTGAGGTTTTGGCGCAATGGGTGGACACAATCAATTCAGCAATCGATGCACAAAAGTGGGGATTATGTCAGACCGATCCAATACCTTTAGATCCGGAAGCACCAACTTGGCTTGGACTTGATTTATCTCCAGATAGAAAATTTGGCGCATTGGTTGCAACTCAGAAATTACCAGGAGAAAGATTTAATTTAGTTTTGCTTCACACTTGGTCAAATGATTACAGCCTAAATGATTTAGCAGTTGCAAACGATATTGCTCCTTATGTAAGACGATATAACACTCAAACTGTGGCGTATTCCAAACGGACTGCACAAGCTGTTGCAAGTCGGCTAGTTCCTGCTGGAATACCCATAACCGACATGGATGGCGCAATCTATGCGGAAAGTTGTGATCGGTGGCTGGGCGCAATAAATTCCCATCGATTACAGCATGGGGGTCAGGAGGAATTGACCCAACAAACACTTTCAGCAGCCAAATTGCCATTTGGGGATGGCAGTTGGGTTATTGGAAGGCGTGCAAGCAGAGTGGCAGTTTGTGCAGCTGTCGCTTCCGCACTTGCAACCTATTTTGCGACACAACCTGAAACGGAAATTGATATTCAAGTCGGATAAATTGCATTTATGGTATATTATGTGCTAATGGGATTATTCGACCGATTTACAGCAAGATCAAATCAACAAGCAGATTCAATAGATGTTGCAGCTGCTCTCGCACCTTACAATGCGCAACAATTAGTTGGCGGAATTTTATTTGGAAGCACAACCGCAACTCGTGAACAATACATGGCTATTCCTTCCGGTGCTCGTGCAAGAAACATAATTTGTTCAACTGTCGGATCTTTACCACTTGAGCAATACAATCATTTTACAAATGAACATATAAGACCAAATCGTGTAATTATGCAACCAGATCCAAGAGTTGCCGGATCAGCAATTTATGCTTGGATCGCTGAGGATTTATTATTGTATGGAGTTGCTTATGGAATGATTATGGATGCTTATGCTGCAACAGATGCTTCGAGAATTAGAGCGTGGACAAGAATTGCACCTAACAGAGTTTATGCATCACTAAATGCAGATTCCACAGAAATCGAATATTACACAGTCGATCAAAAGCGAGTGCCACCATTTGGCTTGGGATCTTTAATTGTATTCAATGGTTTAGATGAAGGAATTCTAAATCGTGCAGGTCGCACAATTAAAGCAGCTGCTGAATTAGAAAAGGCTGCTGAAATGTATGCCAAAGAGCCAATGCCACAAATGGTATTAAAATCAAATGGCACAAATTTAACTCCTGAGCGAATTACAAAACTTCTTGAATCTTGGAGAGTGTCAAGATCAACAAGAGCAACTGCATTCTTAAATGCTGATGTTGAATTGCAAGCATTAGGTTTCGACCCTGCTAAATTACAATTAAATGAAGCCAGACAATACTTGGCTTTGGAAATTAGTCGTGCAAGCGGCATTCCGGCAAGTTTCGTATCTGCTGAAACCACTTCAATGACTTATTCAAACATGACAGCTGAAAGAAAAGCATTAATTGACTTTTCACTTCGTCCAATACTTACAGCAATTGAGCAAAGACTTAGCCAACCAGATTTCGTGCCGAATGGCATGGAAGTTCGATTTGACATTGATGATTTCTTGAGAGGTTCAGCATTAGAGCGTGCTCAAGTTTATGAAATCCTAAATCGCATTGGCGCAATGAGCGTTGAGCAAATCCAAGAGGAGGAGGATCTAATTCGATGAAAATTAGTTTCCCAATTGAAATAACCGCAGCCGATACAAATAAGCGCACAATCTCAGGCAAGATTGTAACTTGGGATGAGCAAGGCTCAACAAGTGCCGGATTAACTGTTTTTGAAAAAGACAGCATTGATTTCTCTAAGCCTGTTAAATTATTACTTGAGCATCAAACAACTAAGCCGTTGGGCAAGTTAATTGATATTACTGCCACAGATTCAGGTTTGGAAGCAACCTTTCGTTTAGCCAAGACATTTAGAGCAGATGATGCACTCGAGGAAGCAGCCACCGGACTTCGTGATGGATTCAGCGTTGGCGTAAAGATTAATGAATGGAAAAATGAGGAAGGCGTGCTAAGAATTAAATCAAGCACACTTCAAGAAGTTTCACTCGTAACAGATCCAGCAATTGACAGCGCAAGAGTGGCTGAGGTTGCAGCTAGTGAAACACCAGAGAATTCCGAAGCAACCGCTGAGGAAACCACAACAAAGGAGAACATAGTGTCAGAAATTATTTCTGAAACTCCTATCGCAACCGAAGCGGTAGAAGCGACACAGGCTCCAGTTGTAACTGCTCAATACATGGCTTATACAAAACCACGTGTTGATCTAAATGTTACAGCAGGACAATATCTAAATGCTCAGGTTCGTGCGATTCAAGGCGACAGCGATGCACGTGATCTAGTAGCAGCATTACAAATTGCAACAGTATCTGAGAACACAGGTTCTGTTCCACCTAATTACCTAAGAGATGCAATTGGAATTATTGATGCATCCCGTCCATTCATTGATTCAATCGAGCGTGCGCCACTTCCTGCAACTGGAATGAAAATTTTTACTCCAGTATTGGGAACACAAGCAACAGTTGCACAAACTGCTGAAGGTGCTGAATTTGGATCAACTGACACAACTGTTACATACCAAGAGGACACAGTAGTTAAATTTGCTGGTGCTAACGTTGTAAACGTTGAATTATTTGATCGTTCTGCAATTGACGGCGGATCATTTGCTGATTTGTTAGTTCGTGAGTTAGCAGCATCTTATGCACAAAAGACAGATGCATACGCATTAGGTCTTGCACGTGATGCAGCAGCAGCTTCAACCGGAGCATCAATCTATGCAGCAATTGCTGATGGTATTGCTGATTCATACGAAGTGACTCGCTCAACTCCTAACCGCTTAGTTGTTGCACCAACAGCAGCAGGAACAGTCAGCTTTACAGGATTGCTTTCAGCAGTTGATGGTTCAAACCGACCTCTATTTGCAGCTGCGCTTCCGCAGAATGCTGGCGGTCTAATTTCTCAGGGCTCGACTCAGGGAACAGTTGCTGGACTTTCATTGGTAGTTGATCCTAACTACACAGGCGATAAGTTTGCATTGGTTTATCCATCAAACGCAATGCGCTTCCATGAATCACCAAGAATCGAACTTCGTGCCAACATTGTTGCTAACGGACGTATTGAAATTGGCGTTTATGGTTATGTTGCAGTAGTTAATCGCTACCCAACAGCATTCCGCAAACTAACAGTTTCTTAATTTAACTGAGTGCCTAAGGTTGCTCCCGATCTTAGGCATCCATTAATGGGAGTAAGGAGATGACATGCCAACCATAATTACAGCTTCCGAGTTGAGATCTGTGCTTGGTGTGTCATCATCCTTGTATAACGATGCTTACTTAAACCAAATTATTGACACAGCAGAAACAGTTATTCTGCCAATGCTAGTAACATTCAAAGCACCAATTCAAGCAACTTCATTGTCAGACAATGTTGCTACATTTACCACACTAGGAATTCATGAATTTACCGAAGGGCAATCAGTTGTCATCACAGGATGCGGATCACCTTACAACGGAACAAGAGTTGTGCTGGCAGACAATCTTGGACAATATACCTTTTCAGCATCGATCACTAACGCCGATATACTCGAGGCTAATGTCATCCCATCCGGAGTTGCTACCCTTTCTGGCGCATCAACTTATGTTGGAAACGCAGCTGTTCAGTCAGCCGTCTATACAGTTTCAGTCGAAGTCTTTCAAGCAAGACTTGCCGGTGGAGGACAAATCGAAGGAGTAGATTTCTCACCAACCCCATTTAGAATGGGTCGATCACTTTTCAATAAGTGCGTTGGTTTGCTTGGTTCATATATGGACACCGAAAGCATGGCTCTCTAAATGCCTAATGAAACAATCCTTCAACAGATCCGGACACCTTTAGCAACCGCTTTATCAGTTGTCGCAGGAAATGTTTATTCATTTGTTCCTGAAACAGTAATTCCACCAGCTGTGGTGGTTGTGCCTGATTCACCTTATTTAGAATTTGAAACAATAAGCAAAACCAATGTAAGAGCCAAAATCAATTTTACAATATCAGTTGCAGTTGCATATAACAGCAATCCAGCATCGCTCGACAACATTGAGCAATTAATAATAAGTGTTCTGGCAGTTATTCCGGTTGGATACATTGTCAGCTCGGTTGAAAGACCGACAGTTACTCAAGTTGGTGCATCAACGCTGCTTATCGCAGATGTTCGAGTATCTACCTACTACACGCAAACAATATAAGGAGAAATCATGGCAACAGTCGTAATTACCGGTCGTGATGTTGGTTTATCTTTCACAGGTGGAACAGATATTCAAGCACAAG